CTTTGAGACGCAGAGATACGATCCGCAACATGTTCTGCTGCTCATCTTCGGGCAATTGTCGATAGAGTTCTAGCAGACGTTGCTCGTCAGCTTTAAGCCCGTTTTTCTCCCCAACATCCTCACCTAACAACCATGGAACCGAAACTCCGACAGCATCGGCGATTGCCAATGCAGATTCTTTACTGATTCGTCCTGTTTTGAACCAGCCGGAGACTGCCTGCTTACTGACGCCAGCAATCCGGGACATCTCAGTTTTTGAGATCCCTTTTGCATTCAATTCTGTAAGCCTAGAGATCAGGCCTTCGGTCGGGGTTTTATCGCTCATGTTCTCATTGTAAATAATTGCTTTACTCCTTGATAGGCATGCTTAGGTTGACTGTAAAGTAAATTAATGCTTTACTTTGCGCTATCTAAGGAGGTCATATGACTGGTATCGAAAAAGCTATACAAAAGTCTGGTTCTGCAAGCGCGCTGGGTTTTGCTCTGGGCGTAACGAAAATGGCGGTTTCTTTTTGGCGCAAAAATGGAGTTCCATCCTCACGTGTAATCAAAATTTATGATGCGACCGGAGTAACGCCTCATGAGTTACGTCCAGATCTTTACCCCAACCCCACCGACGGCCTGCCGAAACAGGAAGGCTGACCATGCAAACACTATCCTTTCAACAAAATACCGGATTCAACACCGGCGCCCTGATAAAGCGAAATCAACAGAGAGAGGCAGATCACGACGCAATTCGCTCTGCCGTTCGCGCCTGGGCAGCAGCTGAAGGACAGGATGTTGTCTCGGCATACATCATCGATGAGTGGCGACAACAGGGCGGCGAGGAGATCGCGTTTCCTGATGACATCAGCCGTGCCCGCCAGAAGCTTTTTCGCTACTTGGACAACCCGGCCGAGTCTGAGCGCTATCGCGAGTACGTTCGCCTTCTTACCCCGGCAATCATGACCGTTCTTCCGTTGGAGTTCCGCCATCGCCTGATGCCTCAGGACGATATTTTGTCGCGCCTGTCTTCGGCCATGAAGGAATGCGCTGAAGCAAAGCAGGCGGTGATGCTGAACGCGCCAGAGCACCAGAAACTGAAGGAGGTGAGCGAGGGAATAGCGTCGCTTTTCAGGTTAATGCCTGAGCAGACAGGAGCGCTGATGACGATCGTGAGCTCAATGCTCGGCGTGATGTAAGCGGGGTATCCATGAATCACATCGAATTTATTGAAAAGAACGTCCGCGAGGAACTTCTTCGGCAGGGCTTCACGCAAACAGTGGCTCAGGGGGGGGCATACCAGGCGGTCGATATGTACAAGCGGATGTCACAGGCAAGCCGCAAAGGGGGAATTTTTGACGATGTTATGCGACACGCAAAGTTATGGGCAGAGAAGCAGACCAGCGCAGCTGAACGCCGGGAAGCAAAGCGCAAAGTGCGAAAGGGCGGCGACCAGGCTGGGTTGTTCTGAAAGGGTGAAGACTGTTGTGCGCCAACACAGCCAGTCTTCGGGGTGTGAAAAAAAGGCTCTTAGTTCACGGAGTGAGTATGTCAAATACCGCTGAAGTTATCAATTTTCCGATTAAAACCGAGCGTTCGGGAGGTCAAATGGCCGACCTGGCTAACGGGTATACCAAGATCGCAAACGAGATACAGAAGCTCAAGCCACGTCTGCGGATGTCTGGTCGTGAGTGGCAGTGTCTTGAGGCTGTTATCTGGCTTACCTATGGATGGAACAAGAAGCAGGACCGAGTAACAAACACGGTGATTGCTGAGCTTACAGACCTCGGAGAGTCGCATATTTCCGACACAATCAAATCTCTCGCGGAGCGGAAAATTATCTTCGCTCATAAGCAGGGAGTGATGAAAATTGTCGGTATAAATACTGAGCTATCTGAGTGGATTTTAGACAAACCGAAAACGGGAAAACTCTTCCCGGAATCGGGAAAAGTGTTACCGAAAACGGGAAAACTCTTCCCGGAATCGGGAAAAGTGTTACCGAAAACGGGAAAACCTTTCCCGGAAACGGGAGACACCCAATACAAGAACAAGAACAATAGTAAAAGATCTTCTTCGTCTCGGAATTCTAAAGAATCCCGAAACGAGGAAACCTTGAAGTTTCTCTCTCGTCATCCAGAAGCGGCCGATGGGATTTATACCCCTGCGGGTAAATCCTGGGGAACAGCTGACGACCTCAAAGCCGCGCGATGGATTTTCGATAAAGCCCTGACCGTTAATGCCTCCCTCTCAGAGCCGAACTGGGTTGAATGGGCGAATGCCATCCGCCTGATGCGCCTGCAGGACAAGCGCACGCACTATGAAATCTGCGAACTGTTCAAGTGGGCAAATGAGGATGGTTTCTGGCAGGGAAACATCCTCTGCCCCTCAAAACTACGTAAGAAGTGGGACCAACTCACAACTCAACGCCTGCGCAGCCATGGTCCATCAAGAAACTCATCAGGCGCCAGTGCGCTGGACAACACAGACTGGATCGACGGGGTACTCGAATGAAATCTATCGCAGAAAGCATGCACAACTTCGACCGTGAAAACTTCCAGCGAGTGGCTGCCGGGCTTCCGGAAATGCAGGACGAGCAGGCAGTAAAGCGCCAGGCGGCCAAGACTGCGGAGATCTTCAACGAGCTGTTCCGCCAGCTGCTTGCCGTATTCCCGGTGTTGGCCAACAAATCTGTGGAAGACCTCAACGAGATGCGTCGCCAGTGGTTGTTGGCGTTCAAAGAGAACGGGATCACCACAGTTGAGCAGATTAACGCAGGGATGCGTGTTGCCCGCAAACAGGAAAAACCCTTCATGCCGTCGCCGGGACAGTTCGTCGCCTGGTGTCGTTCTGAGGAGGCGGTAACTGTAGGCCTGCCAGATGCGAATGAGCTGGTTGAAATGGTTTACCAGTATTGCCGGACTCGCGGCCAGTATCCAGACGCTGAGTCGTACCCATGGCCTGAGCACAAAATCGAACCGTTAACGCTGAAACACAAAGCCTGCTACTGGATGGTGACTGGCTTGTACGCAGACATGCGCGCAAACGGCCTCAGCGACACTGAGCTGCGACGTAAGGCGCAGGATGAGCTTCTGCGTATGGTTCGTCGCATTAAGACCGGTGAAGCTATCCCCGAGCCGGTTAAACAGATCCCAAAGCTTGGCGGACGTCCGCTGAGTAACGAGCAGGGCTTAAACAAAATCGCTGAAATCCGCGCGAAATTCGGTTTAGGCAGAGGGCGGAATCATGGCTAGAGCATTATCAGCAGTTGAGCGCAGAGAGTACGTCCGTGCAGTGATTCGGATCACCAGGCATCAGGGGCGCCTTACGACCACCGAGGCAATGAAAAAACTGGGGCTGAGCCGCGCTACTGTCCAGCGGTATTTTTCCGAAGCAGAAGCGACTGGCGAGGTTGTCCGGCATGGTCGTTTGGGGCTGTTCCGCGATCAGCGGGCCGTCATCGACTTTGACATGAAGCGTTTTGGCCTGGTGCCGAAAGTTGCTGTTGGGATGAATTACAGCCTGCTTGGCAGTCCTGTTTTTCAGCGAGTTTTAGATGTTCAGGAGGCTATTCATGGCTAAGAATTCAATCGATGTATACGGTGCCAGCGGCAAAACAAACGTGCTCACTTTCGAGCCTGAAAACCTGCACCTGGTCACCGATAAGACCCACCCACTTTACGATGAGCGTGTACACCTGCCTATCGAGGAAGGGATGGTACTGCACATTGCGGAGCTGGGTGTACTGGAGCCGATCATCGTCTGGAAAGACCCCGAAACGGGGCTCACCTGCGTAGTTGTTGGCCGTCAGCGCGTTAAACATACCCTGGAGGCAAATAAACTCCGTCTGAAAGAAGGCAAAGACCCACTGCTTGTACCTGGAGTCGTTAAGCGCGGATCAGCAAATCAGATGGCTAAATACATGGTCAGTGAAAACGAAATTCGCCGACCTGATACACCGCTTGGCCGGGCTAAAAAAATGTCAGACGCGCTCGACCGTGGGCTCGATGAGGACGACATTGCAGTGTTGTTTGGCTGCAGCGTTCAGACCGTTCGTGCAACGCTTTCCCTTCTCGATGCCACCCAGGCCGTCAGGGAAGCGGTGGAGGCTGGCACAGTTACCGTTACCCAGGCACGTCAGCTGGCATCGCTTAAACCCGAAGAGCAGCGGGAGAAGGTCTCCGAAATCGAAGCGGCAACTGCTGGCACAACCGGCCATGAAAAAGCCCGGCGTCAGCGTCAGATCCTCGGTGAGGCAAAGCCGCGCCTGAAAACCCGCAAAGAAATTACTAAAGCCCTGGAATCTGCCGAGGGTGAGTATGCGAGCGCACTCCGTTGGGTGCTTGGGGAGGCCGTATGACAATCGTAAAAACCCATACCGGCACCGTGATCACCAAAGACGGTCCGAAGGTAAAAAAACTGCACCAGACAGAGCGGATGTGGGTCGTCGGCAAAAACGAGTTTTACCACAAAGAAACAGGGCGCCGTCACTTTGCAGAAAATACGCGCCGCCGGCTGCTGCTCGACACCATCAAGCCTATCGAGGTGAAGCATGTTTAAAAAGAACGAAAAGGCTATTTCACAGATTGCGGAATATATCCCGCGCGCCTGCCGGGGTATGCAGCTGCATGAAGCGAAAGCGCGTCTGGAGAAAAAAATCGCGCTCTATACCGATGACGGCTGTGATGTTGCCGTTCTTAATGCGGCCTTTGCGCCAGCTCTTAACAGTCATACGCGGGAGTCTTTTTTTTCGAGCATCGCAGCGCAGCTGCATGAGGGGGCCAAATGACCGAGCAAACCATCCTCGACATGTGCTGTGGCTCCCGCATGTTCTGGTTCAACAAACGAGATACTCGCGCGGTATTCGCTGACATTCGAGCCGAAGAGCACAAGCTGTGCGACGGCCGCCGTCTGGTTATCAGTCCTGACCTCGTTGCTGACTTCCGTGCGCTGCCGTTCGCTGATGCCTCATTTCCGGTTGTTGTGTTTGACCCGCCACATCTTGAGCGCGTCGGCCAGACCGCGTGGATGGGCAAAAAGTACGGGCGCCTGAACAAAAAAACATGGCGTGCCGACATTCGCGCAGGATTCAAAGAGGCGTTTCGCGTACTGCGGCCACATGGTGTGCTCATATTCAAATGGAATGAAACCCAAATCCCCGTTAGCCAAATTATAGCTTTAACAGACGAGAAACCGGCGATCGGCCAGCGCACCGGAAAGAACGATAAAACCCACAGGATCATCTTCGTGAAGGGAACTGCGGTATGAAAATTAAATGCATCAAAGACACAGAGGGATACTGGACTGAAGGTGAAATGTATCCGGCCCGTGTAGTTGCTGGCGGTTTTGTTCAAGTTGGCGACGATTACGATCGCATTGGCGAGGGCTGGAGCGCTATGCCTATCGAATACCGGGATGACGGCTCGATCGTTTATGAATTGGGGGGTATTGAAGATGACGTTCAGTTTGAGGAACGTGCAGCATGCGCAAATCATTAACCGCACGCTGTACGTGGATGGGAAGTTGAGTTTAAACCGTATTGCGACTCGAAGGTTAGACCGAAGTAGTGCAAAACCCCACGCACCGACCAGCAGCGCGCGGCATGAAGGACTTTGCCGCGCTAGGCTTCTACGTGGTGGCGCTGCATAGCAAAGCGGTGGGGGAAATTATTCCCCCACAATGAAATTAAGGCTTTTTGGGAGGTGGTGCCGGTTGAGAAGTTTGCTTAGCAGGCTGAAAACCATTATTAGCCAAATCATTTTTAGGTTGATAACCCTTTTCTAGGGGCTTGTAACCATCTTCCTTATAAGTTTTTTTAGTTTCTGACATATACAAAATCCTCTATTTCTATGGGTAGGTAGTTTGCTGCTGTTCAAAGCGGAAAAACTCTAAGTGCTCGATATCCTTACTTAAAATCAGTATTCCTAAAGTGGAAGTGCGCTGACGTTCAAAACCACCGTCGCTGTTTAATTCCCAATGTTCCTCAAGATAGATCTGTTCAGGTTCTGGAGCGCTGGACGCAAACGAGTTAGCTCCATACTTACCCGCTATTTTCTTCCCATCTTTTAGCGTGATAATCATCCAGCATGGAACTTTCAGACCAAAAAAATAATCCCATGCCCTACCTGTGGGGTGAGGCATGTATTTACATAGCCAATCCCATTCGCGCATCCTCGAAAACAAAAAAGCCAACAGTGTCGGGCTAGCAAATAATATGAACAAGTAAAATAAAAAGTAAGCGAAAGGATGCGCTGCATAAACCTTGTTAGATTCTATAAAATACACAGGGATAAACCAGATTGCATAATTAATACAGCTATACGAGACAATTTCAATAATTGCTTTAGATGTATCAAAAAAAGCATTGGGTCTAAGTACGCTATACATCTTCATACTTATGAAGCCAGGTATAACGAATAGTAAAAATATTACAATTTTGCTCTTATCCCAGATATCCATTTTGTTTTCCAAGGCGTAGAGGTCACATAGGTCACCCCTCATATGATATCCTTTAAACCTACAAGTTACCAATCCCTTCTCATGAACCACGAAATGGATATCGCGCGTTTCGACATATGGGTGGACATAGCATGGGTAAAACCGTGGCGACGCTGATCTCGTTGGAAGGTATCTTTTTGGGCAGAGCAGAGACACAGTCAGCGAAAGTACTTGCTTCGCTGTTACGGCTAGGACATTGCAGGATGAGGCCTTGTCATAGGGTGACCTGCGCAATATCGAAGTGTAGCTATTGAAAACGCGCACTGCGGCAACGCTGTCTCACCTCCTTTTGCTGAGGCGCTGGTGAGGGCTAATTTACCGGAGATGTGCCTGAAAAAAGACATTGCAGCATGATAAAACCCGCTTCGGCGGGTTTTTTAATATGGAAAAACATCAATCTAAACATAAGCATGGTGTTAGCAAAAAGTGCTGCAGAGGGGTTGAACATTTCATGCAACCGGTATACTGTTTATTTATACAGTATCCATGTGAGGTGCTAACCATGAAAGTTGAAGTCACAATTGATAAACATAAAAAACTCCCTGATGGCGCCATACCTGCGCTTGAGCAAGAATTGCTGCGCCGCTTGTCCCAGTCTTATGATGACTGCAAATTAACTATTAGACGCACAAGCAACGATGGCCTTAGCGTTTTGGGCGGCGCTGATGGCGATAAAAAACGCGTTGAGCAAATTCTGCAAGAGACGTGGGAAAGCGCGGACGACTGGTTTTACTGATTCACCTTTTGGTGGCTGGCATTTCCCAAAGCATCGCAATAAGCGTGTCCCTTTGATGCTGTCACCGGACTTTTTTTTGCGTCTGTATGTCGCTCAGGGGGTAGTGTGAGTGATGGTATTGAGGTTCCTACTAATCATTCCTGGTACGATGTTGTCAGGAGATCAGATGGCGCCATTATTTGTAGCTTCCCGGCCGAAGGAAGGCATCTGATTTACAGGGTTAATGGCATAATTTCAATGCGACCTTTATTGCCTGAAGAAGACATTTTTACTCTAAACGGATTTATGAAATTTGCGGAACGACTTGGCTACCGAGTTCTCCCACCTTCTGATAATATGAAATCAACGGCCTGAACAACCGTTACCTACTGCGCCACGGAGAGAAGCCATGGCGCAATTGCACTTAATAAAACAATCTCAAGGTATCCTGATCCCCGCGACGCCGGAGACCAGTGATTTTCTGCAATCAAAATGCAAGCTCGGATCCGTTCTGGAAGCCGATTATAAGCTTGTCCGCAATCCGGCGTTTCACCGCCGTTACTTTGCTTTACTCAATCTCGGCTTTGAATATTGGGAACCTACCGGCGGGGCGATTTCGTCTAACGAGCGCAGGCTTATCACAGGTTACGCCAAATACCTTGCTGCATATGGCGGGAGTGAATCGGCGTTGCTTGATGCCGCCGGGCAATATCTCGACCGGATAGCTGAGAAGCGATCCGGCTATATCAGTATTTGCAAATCCTTCGATGCTTACCGGGCGTGGGTCATCGTTGAAGCCGGCCACTATGACGCCATACAGCTGCCGGACGGCACGCTGAAAAAACACCCTCGCAGCATTTCTTTCGCAAGCATGGACGAATGCGAGTTCCAGGAACTGTACAAAGCATCGCTGGATGTTCTCTGGCGGTGGATCCTCTCTCGTTCATTCAACAGCCTGCAGGAAGCCGAGAACGCCGCAAACCAGCTTTTAAGCTTCGCGGGGTGATGCCGATGAAACACTCATGGTTTCACCATCTCGAATGCACAACGCAGCAGGCCGACGAATTGGTAGCGAGATATCGTCAGCGGGGCGTAAAGGTCGAACGAAGCTTAAACCCTGACTTTATGACATGGACCGTCAGCGCGCAGCTGGTGGAGGACAAAAATCCGCCTCGGCCAGACTCTCGCTGGCGCAACAGGATGTGGGGGTGAGTATGGCGAACCTTCGCAAAGCGGCCCGAGGTCGCGAATGTACAGTGCGGATCCCTGGTTACTGCAACGGCAACCCTGAAACCACGGTATTGGCCCATATCCGCATTGCTGGATTGTGCGGGACCGGGATTAAGCCGCCTGATCTGATCGCCGCTATCGCCTGTTCATCCTGTCACGATGAAATAGACCGCCGCACGCGCCTGGTAGATGCGGAGTATGCGAAGGAGTGCGCGCTGGAGGGAATGGCCAGAACGCAGGTTATCTGGATGAAAGAGGGGCTGATAAGAGCATGAACCAATATCGAATTTCATTACCCTGGCCACCAAGCAACAACCGCTACTACCGGCATAACCGGGGGCGCACACACATCAGCGCGGAAGGGCAGGCATACCGCGACAGTGTCGCCAGAATCATCAAAGACTTGATGCTTGATATCGGCCTTTCCACGCCACTGAGAATCCGTATTGAGTGCCACATGCCGGATCGCCGGCGCCGTGACCTGGACAACCTGCAAAAAGCTGCATTCGACGCCCTGACGAAATCGGGTTTCTGGCTCGATGACCAGCAGGTTGACTACTACAGCGTGAAGAGAATGCCTGTCGTCAAAGGTGGGCGGCTTGAGCTAACCATTACCGAAATGGAGGCCGCATGAGCCGTGACGTTATCGAACGCATCCGCGACCGCTGGCAAAAGCTCCGCCTCCTGCGTAGCCGCGGCACCGTGCTGGTTGACTACAAAATATTACGCAATTTCGTCCGTATCTATAAGCGCCTGGGAGAAGAAGCATGACAGCTCAATACTTGGAATTTGTTCGCCAGCAGCTGATAGTGGCCACCGCCGATCTGAGCGGCGCGACGAAAGGGCAACTGGTGGCTTTCGCAGAAAATGCGCAATTCACCGCTACGGCGCGCAGCCGGGGAAGGAAGAAGGTTTATAGCGAAGTAAAGCAAAAAATGGTTAACCCGGATGGGCCGCCGATGAGCGGCAGCCAGTCCCGCGCTAAGGGTTCATCAATCGCTCTCGTTCTGCCCGTTGAATATTCGACGGCAAGTTGGCGACGGGCTCTGCTGTCGCTGGAAGACCACCAGAAAGCGTGGCTGCTGTGGAACTACAGCGATAATATCCGCTGGGAACACCAGGAGACGATCACCCGGTGGGCATGGGGGCAATTCAACGAAAAGCTGGCCGGCGTGCGCATTGCAAAGAAAACAGTCGATCGCCTGCGCCAACTTATCTGGCTGGCCGCGCAGGATGTCAAAGCCGAGCTGGCAGGGCGGGAGGCGTATGAATATCAGGCGCTGGCGGAGCTGGTTGGTGTAGCAAAGTCCACATGGACAGAAACCTACCTCCCTCATTGGCTGGCGCTGCGCAGCAGTTTTGTGAAGCTTGATAGCGACGCTCTCATATCGGTAACGCGATCACGTTCACAACAAAAGGCGACAAATTTAGATGTAAGTCTTGCAAAACCGAACTGAAAGGCATATATTTCATGTAAATCTGATATCGTCGCCATAGCTTCGATTGTCGACACAAAGAATTCAAGCCCGAGGTTAACGCCTTGGGCTTTTTGCTTTCCGGCGACACGACAGGGGTATTCGCGAGATGCATTGCATCAGTACCCCTGTCACATCGTCGTAGAGCATTGAAACGAGTTTCATCAGATGTTAAATTTTTGGTGTGGTGAATCCCCCTATGCGGAGGGGCATTGCCAGTCTGATATGTTTTTTTGCGCATTGCGAGTCGTCTGTGGACTGGCGGCGACTTACCGGGAGGCACCCGGCACCACACCTAATAAAAAATGATGATAGCTGTAAGGCCCACTTCGGTGGGCTTTTTCTTTGGGCAAAAAAAAGCCCGCATGGTTTCATGCAGGCAAGGCAGTTACATTTAGATTTTGTCCCGGTATATGTTTTTTGTCCGGAAGTCGAAAGATACTGTCTCGAATACATTTTGTAAATAACGGATTCAAATCACAAGGCCATGCATTTGCATGGCTTTTTTATTATCAGGTCCCGCGGAAATCATCACCGACATGCTTCGTTGTTAAATCCAGCCTGACGGGCCTGACCTTCTCACACACAGCTTCCCGATCTTTCATCGGAGGCGGTAACTATGGCTAAGCGTATGCAAGACAAAGAGAGCATTGCCGGGATGTCCTGGCTGGTTCTGCTGATCATTGCTGGTTGGGGCGGCCTTGTCCGATTCCTGATGGATGTGAAGCAGGGCAAAGCAAAATGGAGCTGGATAAATGCTTTTGCGCAAATTGTGGTTTCGGCTTTTACCGGGGTCATTGGTGGGCTCATCAGCATTGAAGGTGGACTGAGTATTTACATGATACTGGCCACTGCCGGTATCAGTGGTGCTATGGGTTCCGTAGCGCTCACGTATTTCTGGGAACGAATCACCGGAGTGAAAGCACAATGACAGCAGACCAGATTATCGAGGGGATCCTCGGAAAAGAGGGCGGTTATGTCGATCATCCCTCTGATAAAGGCGGGCCAACCCGCTGGGGCATCACGCAAACCACAGCTCGCGCACATGGCTACACCGGTGATATGCGAAACCTGCCCAGGGAAACAGCAAAGCAAATCCTGCTGAGCGATTACTGGACCGGCCCCCGGTTCGACCAGGTGGCGAGTTTGTCTACGTTACTGGCAGACGAGCTTTGCGACACTGGCGTGAACATGGGGCCCAGCGTCGCCAGTAAGTTCTTTCAGCGCTGGCTGACCGCAATGAATATGCGCGGAAAGCTGTATCCCGATCTGATTCCGGATGGTGCCATTGGTCCCCGAACCATCACCGCGCTTAAGGGATACCTTTCCGCCCGCGGGAAAGAGGGTGAACAGGTTCTGTTGCGTGCGCTGAACTGCAGCCAGGGTGCCAGATACCTCGAACTGGCGGAGGGCCGCGAAGCCAACGAGGATTTTCTCTACGGCTGGGTTAAGGAGCGTGTCCTGTGAAGATGAGCATTTTCGCTTTGCTTGTGCTGGTGGCTGTGCTCGTTCTGTTACTTCTGCGCAAATATACCCGGCTGGAGTTCGTAGGGCATGCCAGCTTGCTGCTGAAAACGTGGTCTGTAAAGCTGGGAGCTATCGGCGCGCTGGTTGGTGTATGGGCGCAGTCGTTCCCGGATGCTGCGCTGCACGCCTGGGCGGTGCTGCCGCCGGATATCAAAAACATCCTGCCGCCAAACATCGTTGCGTTGATTAGCCCTGCGCTGGTGGTGCTGGCCGTACTATCGCAATACGTACGCCAGCCAGCATTGAAAGAAAAGGCCGACGAACTGAAGGAGCAGCAATGAGCTTTGAAATTATCGCGGGACTGGTGGTCGTCATCCTGGGTGCTATTGCTGGCGCGTTCGGCATTGGTCATGCTCGCGGGGCCAGTAAGGCGAAAGCCAAAGCTGATCAGCAACGTACCGAAGAGAACGCCGCTGCTACTGTCGCCGCGGCAGAACGCCGTGCTGAAGTCACGAAAGGGGCCAGCGATGTACAGGAAGACGTTAAGCGTATGGGCGATGACGATGTTGATCGGGAGTTGCGCGAAAAGTTTACCCGCCCCGGTAGTCGTTGACACGGCCTGCAGCTGGGTGCGGATCATCTACCTGACTGACCACGATATCGATGTGTTGGATAAGCAGACCAAGCGTGACATCCTGGCGCACAACAAAGCAGTGCAGGCCAATTGCTCGCAGCTCACAGAGAAGGGTTCCAGGTAATTCAGCTACAAACGCAGAACACTTTAGGTATTGAAATTTACATGGCCACATGAACAAAAAATCAGAATACGAGACAACAGAGCGCTGAAAAATGAAAAGTTGGTATCTAAGTCAGGTGCATTAAGGCACTATGGATTTTCAATTCCTTCTATCTAAGAAGCTGCCCATGACAAGAAATTCACTCCCTCAACTTCCGCATGGTTATCGATACGGTGACGAGCACTCTATTCACCCTCATTGTGATGGGGATTATTTAGCTCCGCAGGGATGTGTTATCAAGTCCGTTAACCTTGTAGATGGGGCGGTTATTTATGTGCCCATCCAACGCTACATCAAGCATCTAGATCTTTGGGTTAATGCCGAAGGAACTGTCGAATAAATTGTTAGTTACCGGCCTCGTTCGGGAGAGCTGAGAATTGCCATCAAAAGACCAGCAGAGATGCCTGGTGCTCTGGTTGAATGTTCCGGCAAGTTGAAAATGATTGGTTCAATGAGCTCTTTCGATATTTAAATGCTTTCGATAACTTAAATGAAGCTATCATCACGTGATCACTGCCAGCCAACACCAAAACGGCAGTGGTCAGTTAAAAAGCAGAAAAGCCTCTCCCGGGTGGCTCCTGAGAGATTTTAGTTTTCTAACTGGTACCAACCAAAGGTCGCATTTTTTATGCGACCTTTTTTATTGTGCGTAACAGGCATCCGTAAGGAAACCGTTCAGCTTGTACACACGGCAAAGATAAATGCAAAAGCATCACAGAGGCTATTTTGTCGAATGGCTTCGATAATACTCCCCACATCGCACAGAGGTAAGACATGTCAGAGACCACTGCATCCGAGCAAATCCGCCTGGATATAATCAAGAAAGTTAATTATGACACCGCAGCGGCCAAGCTGGCCATTGACTGGGTAGGCGACAGCTATCTGAAGTCTGAGCTATTCGCTGACTCTTTCGATCATGTTTTCACGGAAAGTGAGATTGTCTCGAAGACCCGTAAGGCAATCCAGGAAGCGACCGAAGCGCTGGCGCTGTTTGATACTGCCGCTGAGAAGGTCAGCTAAGGCATTACAGCAGGCATTCATCGAGTGCCTGTGATAATGTTAAAGCTCCTGTATAAGGGGCAGTTGTATGATATCATGCAACGAAACAACCAAGCTATGGAAAGTCCGGGTAATGGTTTGGAGTGAATGTGATGTTTAGCAGCGGTGGTATAAATGGCTACTTTTTCCTGTTGCTTAGTATGTGGCCAGTGCTAATGGTTTTATTCCTGGGATTGTCTCCTGCATTTTACGGTGTGTTAATGCCTAAAACGGCAATTGCTTGTCTGGTGATCGCTGCAGCCTTTGGCATTGGTGGGTGGTTCTATGGATTGTGATCTAAGTAACATTTGGTCAGGTTATAAACTGGTATCTGACCGCATTACAGCAGGTATTCATTGAGTGCCTGTGATAATGCCCGTCAGACAATGGACTGATATCATTGTCTGTTTCTCCCGGTGTATTTTGAAATACTCAATACTCTCATAACGTCTCTGCCTGCCAACATCAGAACGCCAGAGGTTAGTTAGCCGGATAGATGCACCTCTCTCTGTTGGCTCCTGAGAGATTCTTTATACGCTGGTTGGTAGTGACCAAAGGCCGCATAATTTTGCGGCCTTTTTCATTTCTGTAAAATGAAAGTCCTCAGGCGGTTAACGATGCTCTGGACCATGGAAGTGATCTCCACCATGTCCGCCGCTATGAGGCCCAGGGGGAAGGATACATCCTGAAAGAGACAGCGCACCACAGATCACAAAAACAGCAAGCATAATTCTTTTCATAATAACTCCTGAACTAAAGAGCCTTAATTCCAAAACAAAAAAGTGAATATTTTATGGAGAATCAGTAATTCCTTTTTCTCCCTCACGTTAAATAGGAATAATCCATGGCAAAACCGGACTGGGGCGAGCTTCAGCGACGGTTCCTGTCCGATCATGCCGCAACCGGCGTATCACCGAAGGATTGGTGTGAAGCGCAGGGACTGAATTACGCTACTGCCCGCCGATACATCAAGAAACCCACTGCGCAAACTGCGCAAAAACCTGCGCAGAAGAAACTGCGCACTGCGCAAAAGGAAAAGTGCGCAGAAGAGCTGGTGGATGATGATGGCCTCACCGATCAGCAACGTTTATTTGTCGCAGAATACCTGAAGGACCACAACGCCACGCAGGCCGCTATCCGTGCCGGGTACAGCAAGAAGACTGCTGAACAAATTGGCTATCAGCTGCTTCAGAAAACTTCAGTTGCGCAGGCCATTGCGCAGCAGCAGAAAGCATCCATTGTGCGCACGCTTGGCAGCGCTGATGAAGTGCTTGAGCAGATGTGGCGGCTGGCTACATTCGACGCCAACCAACTTTCTCAGTATCGCCGCGGGAGCTGCCGCTACTGCTGGGGCTTCGGTCACCAGTATCAATGGCGCGATGCGGTGGAGTACGAAGAGAAGCGGCTTGAAGCGCTTGAGCGTAAACGTCGAGAGCCTTTGGATGATGGCGGCTACGGTTACAACCACACCAGCGCACCTAACCCGGAATGTCCTCGCTGCAATGGTGATGGCGTCGGCCAGCCATTCTTCGCCGATACGCGCAAGCTGGCGCCTGATGCTGCGCTTGCCTATTCCGGCGTTAAGCTCGGGAAGAATGGCGTGGAGATAACCGCTATCAGCCGCGAGCGAATGTACGAGGCGGTGATGAAACGTCTCGGCCTGGCTGACAGTGAGTTCACCCAGCGTCTACAGCAGATTGAAATCGAGCGCCGGCAGCTGGAGATCGACAAGCTCCGTAAAGAGCTGGCCGCTGACCCGGAAGATGACGAACCAACGCCAGTTGCGATCAATATCAACGTAGTCGATGCGCGAGTGAGGGAAGAGGATGGCGATAGCTCCGACGCTTAACGTTCCCCAGGCTCGTTTTCTGGCTATGCAGCAGAAGTTCAAAGCCTATGTAGCTGGTTTTGGATCCGGAAAGACATGGGTTGGCTGCGGTGGAATATGCAAAGGGTTTTGGGAGTTCCCCAAAATAAACCAGGGCTACTTTGCCCCGACCTATCCTCAGATCCGCGATATCTTCTACCCCACGGTGGAAGAAGTTGCTCACGACTGGGGACTGAAAGTCAAAATCGTTGAAAGCAACAAAGAGGTCCATTTCTACAGTGGGCGCCAGTACCGCGGCACGACAATTTGTCGGTCGATGGAAAAGCCCGACACGATAGTAGGCTTTAAAATCGGCAATGCGCTGGTGGATGAACTCGACGTTCTGAAAGCGGATAAGGCGCGTCAGGCGTGGCGAAAAATAATCGCGCGTATGCGTTATAAGGTTGATGGTCTGCGTAATGGCATTGACGTGACTACCACACCTGAAGGATTTAAGTTCGTCTATAACCAGTTTGTTAAGGCTGTGAGGGAAAAGCCTGAACTAAGGTCGATGTATGGTCTGGTAC